TCCAGGCCGTCCCACGGGTTCTCCGCGTTGAGCGCGCGCGCGCTGCTACTGCTCTCTGGTCCATGGTCGTAGGTCGTAGGTCCAAGATCGGAACGCGAGGGCCTCGCGACGGTCTCGCTAGGGTCTCGCGAGGATTTTGTATCTCCTTCTCTCGCAACAATTTCCGCGGTTGGGCCCGGGAGTACATACTTGGACGGGTTGTCCACCCGCTGGTGCTGCGACCAGTTCTCGATCTGGATCAGTTGTTGGCCGCTTTCTGACCGGTACCGAGAGATGCGCGAGAGTCTCGCGAGGGTCTCAAGAGACCCTGCACAGGAGTCGTTTGTGTACGGGAACAGGAGCCCGTCGAGCTGCCGGACGGAGTCCACGAGCCTCCCGGCGTCGTCAGCCTGGGAGATCAGACCGAGGAACACAAGCCGTGTGATCGGCTCTAGTGGGCCCAGCTTCTCGTCTGCCCAGAACTCAGGCTTGATGGTGCGTATCCGCGCCATTTACACACCCCCCGTAAAGGTGAAGCGACGGGCGGGGGAGAAGCCGTTACGGGCGACTCCTCGCAACCGTTGAGCGGTCCCGAGGATCAGTCGGGCCCGCCCGTCACTGGTCATTCTACGACCTCGGTGATCTCCAGCACAAGCCTGCCGTCTCGCTGCCGGTCGATCTGCTGCTCCTCGGCCAGCAAGCGCAGGCAGTCGGGCGAATCGTCCTCGATGTACCCGCGGGTCACCAACCAGTCGATCGGCCACTTCAGACGCGCCCGCAGGTTGTCCGCATCCATCGTGTTCCATAGGTAGAACCGGGCCAGGATCTTCACGCGGTGCATCCGCCTGGCGGGCGGCGGCGGGACCAGCCCGAGCATCTGGCGCTCGTCCTGCGCCCTCCAGTACTGCTTCTTCGCGCGCTGCTTCGCGCCCCAGTGCCCGTACCGTGCGTTCGCCAGGTTCGGCGGGGCGTCCATCTGGAGGACGAGCGTCATACAGCCTCCCACACGTTCGCCTTGCGCTTCGAGCGGGTGTACCGGAACCCGACCTCCCTGACGAGCCCCTGCAGTACCAGTTCGCGCCTGCGCGCGCTCGCGGTCTGGTGCATGAGCCCGAGCGCCTGCTCGATCTCCTCGTCGGTGGCGCCGCCCACCCACCCGATGGTTTCCATCCAGCGGACGGGCGGCTGGCCTCTGATGAACTCGAGCACCTTCGCCCTGAGCGTGCCCGCAGTCGGCGCCATGCTGGCGGCAGCGTCGCGCGAGGTATCCGACGACGCCTCGAATGGGGGAGTGCCGCCGTACGGCTCCGAGAACAGGTCGGGCTCGCTCATGCGACGCCCGCAGCCTGCTTCTTAGCCAGGTACTCGGCCTCGCGCTTGCGGCGCTCCGCGACAGCCTCCGCGTCGCGTCGGCTCTTGCGGACCGCCTCCTCGCGCTCCCCCTCCGGTGCGTGCCAGGGCCTCAGGTCGATCACGCCGTGGCGCGCCGCGTTGGCCTTCATGTCGTCGAACGCTTCCTCGGGCGTGTCACAGCGGAGCCCGACCCACACCTCCGCGTGCCCCGCGTCCATGATGATGCCCAGGAACCCGAGTCCGTCCGCGTAGCACCCGTGGTACACCTGTCCGTAGCTGCTCATTTCACCACCTCCAGGCCGATGGCCTTCTGTGCGTGGGCCCTCATGTTCCTCACGTCCTCCCACTTGCCCTGCTGCGCGTCGGCGACGATCCGCGCGATGTCACTCTCGTCGAACACGCCCCTCTCCTGCGCGATAGCGAGGATCTCGGTCAGCTCCTGCATCTCTTCGGGCGTCATCGCCGCCTTGCTCCGCTTTTTATGCGCTACGGAAGCGGCGAGCTGCGCGAGAAGTCCGTCGTCGATGATTGCGTCACCGGCCGCAAGTAGCCGCTCCTTCGCCTTCGCCATCTCGGCCTTGAAGCGCACCATGCACTTCTCGAGGGCCTCCTGGTACGTCTCGTCGCGGAACACCCGCGTGAGCCGCTTCGGGAGCGTCGGGTGGTACGCCAGGCAGTCGACCCACTCGCGCCCGGTCACCCGCAAGAGCCCCTGCGCCTGCGGCTTGGTGACGATCGGCTCCGCACCGACCAGGATGCTCATATGGTGCTTGAGGCCGAAGCACTTCACCTCGAGGATGCCCGGCTCGCCCACCAGCCCGTCCGGGCTCGCGCACTCGCTCCCGTCGTCGGACGTCACCAGCGCGACCTCGCGCACCTCGACACCGCGCTCCATCTCGTACCACAGGCGCGCCCTTGGCTCGATCACGAGCCCGCGCTCCGTCCACGTCGTGGCCGAGTTGCCCTCCCGCGCGCCGCCCCTATCGTCCTCCTGCTCGAGGGCGGCGTCGGCCGGCACGCCGAGGATCTGCTCCCCGATCAGCTGCGCGATGTAGGGGCGGGCGCCGGTCGAGTACTCGAGCTTCTCGGGCATCATAATGCGCCCGAAGTTCGATGCCGACGGGCGCCCGACCTTGAGTGCCCACCACGCGCTCGAGCCCTGCCTGATCAGGTTACCGAGGTCGTCGTGCGTGACGATGATCGGGCTCATCGCTTTCTCTCCAGCGCACGGATCGCGTTCGCGTACTGCTTCACAGGCATGTCGGCCAGCTTCTCGATGCCGTAGTACTCCAGGAACTTCTTCCCGTCGAGGTTGCCCTGCACCTCGTCGTAGAGCGCCTGCAGGTTCGCGAGCTGCCCCTCATCGATCACGTCCGCGCCGCCGCCGCCGTTCTCGTCGCGCCCGTCCGGGTCGTCCATCGTTGAGATGCCCAGCACGTCCGATAGGGTCACCCGCTTGCCGAACGAGCGGGTGCCCGAGGATGCTTGCGTCACGCTCGACTTCGGCGGCCCTGAGACGGGCAGCGCCATCGAGGACGTCACCGAGTGGCCGTCGACGTGCCGGAGCGTGCAGTGGGTCGTGACGAGCCGCTCGGTCGCCTCGCTCGACCACGAGTACGACAGCCCCACCTCGAACAGGATGGGGTCGACGATCGGCTGGATTGTCTCAAGGTCGGCGTACCAGACGTACTCCTTGGTGCCCGTCTCGACGTTCGCGAAGCCGGTCCCGCGCTTGAGTCTCGGGATGCGCGGGCAGCGCCGCTTGAACTCCGCGAACGCCTCGTGGAACGCACGGGCCGCGGCACGCTCGGCCTCACGGTTCCGCAGCTCGACGAGCCGCTCGATCACCTCGACTGCGCCATCCTTCTCGAGCGCCAGCGCGATCAGCGCCTGCATGTCCATCGTCTGCGGTCGCTCGACCGCCCTGCCCTCAGCACCGATCGTCATCACGTCGGTCGCCATCGGACACCTCCCTTGGTTTAGTATGCGAGGCCGTTTTCGTGCAACTGCCAGGCCTCCTCGACGAGCCCGGCAATCTCCTCCCAGCTGTCTATGTCACGGCGCCCCTCCCACAGCAGGCCGCCGTGCTCCCGCGAGCACCACTGGAGCAGGGACAACTTCCCGATCCAGTGGTACCGGTCGTGACACGACCAGCAGTGCGGCACGATCGCGACGTACGGGCCCTTCCGCGCCGTCCCGTCACCCCAGACGTGCGAGTTCTGCGACGGACGCCTCCCGCACACACAGCAGGGTAGCCGCCGAACGAACTCGACCCGCGCCTCCGAGTGGTACTCGTAGGCGAACTTCTCGTCCCCGTCACGCGGCATTCGGCCTGGGCAGCTGCTCCTCGATGTACTCCCGCGAGACGCCCAGCTCGAGCGCAAGCGCCCGCCTGTACTTCTCGTACGGGTAGCCGGCCTCGCCGTTCAGGAGCCGGCTGAAGTTCTTCACCTGCAGGCCGTGCCGCTCGGCAATGTCCCGCCACGTCAGGCCGCGCACATCCAGCCAGCAGCGCACCGCCGCCGGGAACGGCACCCCGATGTAGACCAGCTCACGAACGCTCACGCCATTGGCCACAACACCCCCTGGTTATGGGTCCACCTGGGTACACTCTACCGACACCACCCCTTGCGCGCCAGGCACCGGGGTGTTAGGATCCCTGTGTCGGGATCGCAGCCGCCGCGAGGCCAGCCGCAGAAAGCGCCGACAGATGACGACCGGGGCCGGGAAGCCGGACACACCGAGAGCACCGCAGCGGTCGATGCAGGGAATGCAGGTCACACACCCGGTACGGTCGCGACGGCGAGCCGACCACAAGGAGATTCACCATGGAACTGTTCCACGCGCACAACCAGTGGGCCAACCGCCCGGCGGACGAGAACTTCAACAGCCTCGAGGACATGTACGCCGCGACGAAGGCGTACGCCGACACCGCCGCGGAGGCGACCGTCGACTGGTC